AGTTAGGTATGATATCTGTAGATAGTTTATTATATAAAATAGATCAAAGACTAAATAAACTATCGACTAACGAGCATCAGCAAATTCAACTAGAAGATAAAATCTTAGCTTTGAATGAAGCTCAGATTAAGTTGATAAAACAAAAAGTTGATGGCTTTTCAGTCCCAAGTAGATTGGGGATGGATTCTTTTAAGAAGAGGTATGAAGATTTAGAAAATCTAATTATGGATTATACTAATCAACCGTTACCTCTTACTGAATCTAATCCAGCAATAAATAAATGGTCTGCTGATACAACAGTGTTAGAACCTAAGTATCTATTTTATGTAGATAGTTATGTTTTAGCAAACAAAGGTAAGTGTAAAGATAGAATTATTTGGATTAACGAAGATCTTAGTAAACACGGAGATCTATCAATATTATTAAATAATGATCATTATAAGCCAAGCTTTGAGTATCAAGAAACTCTAAATGCTATTAGCTCGGATGTAATGAGTGTTTATACAGATGGTACATTTACACCTACAACTGTTAATATAATGTATCTCAGATATCCTGTATACATTAACAAAGAGGGTTACATTCAATTTGATGGTACCCCTTCAGTAAATGCAGATTCTGAACTAAATGATTACTTAGAGGATGAACTTTTAGATTTAACAGTTCAGAACCTAGCAATGTATACTGAAAATGTTGCTGCTGTACAAAATGCACAGTTCAGGATACAAACAAACGAATAATTAATAACCCCTTAAATATATAATAAAATGGCGGATTTTTCATTGACTACATTATTTGTAGTCCCAGTAGGGCAGACAACTCTCCCTAGCTCTGGATCAACACAAGACTTGACACCTGGTCAAGTTGGATTTTTTACACCAGCTTACTCAGCATTTGACCCAACAGACGATGATCTCAATGATGAGGCATACTTCTATGTTGCACAAGGTAGAAGAAACACTTACCTTCAAGGATCTAAAAGATCTGGTAAGATAGCTGTTAGAAATTCTTACACACCAGCATCAAATGCAAACATTACTGAATTATATTCTGTAAAAGGTTGTGCAACAGCACTTAACCAAATTACTGAAGTAGATGGATGGAATGTACAATGTGGTGAAGTAGTAACTTTAACGTTACGTGCTCACTCATCTTACATCGATACTCTTTACTTTAACGGATTCACACGTTCAGTAACTGTAAATGCACCATGTTGCGAATGTGGAGGTGATCCATGTACAGACGTTGATGTACCAGCATTAATTGATCAATTTATTGCAAAACTAGAGCAACAAGCTCCAGGTAATAACCCAGACAACATTAGCTTTAATTCTTTCTATACATTTGAAAGAGTAGGAGATGATGCTACTGCAAAATTAGTAATTACAGGTAAGCCAGTAACTAAATATGGTCAACCATGTGATGTAGCAGCTGATCCTTTTGAGTTTGATAAAATGCGTTTTGAAACATTTGTTTACGCTGGACCTGCAACAACTGCAGATTTCATAGTAGCAGACAATTGTGATATTGTAGCAGTTGCTACAAAAGTTCAAGAGTCTTCTTTTCCAAGAGGTACTTCTGATGAAATCGCTCAATTAGAAAAGAACTATTACAGTTACCAAGCTGGTTACTTAAAGTCTTTACTAAGAATGAAAGGTTTTAATCAAAACTTTGAATCTCATGTAACACATGGTGTTATTTATGACACGATTACTATTAAGTTTAACGAAATTGATAAGTCAGCTTATCAATGGGGAGACTATATCATGCAAGATCAAACAGTGATTATTGCAATTCCACAAGGTGTTCTTTCTGATGACATGATTAATAATATTGTAGATAACTATAATGGTGTTCAGTATGGTGCAGTTTGTCCAACTACTAGTACAACTACAACTCAACTTCCATAAGGAAATTAGACAAGTAGATATATAATAAATGCCAGAGGGTGAGATGGATTCTCATTTTCTGGCATTTTATTTAAAATAAAAAATTAAGCACATGACAGAGTATAATTTAGATTTAGTAACTGGGTGTAATAACAACCCTCTATACCTTATTGTTACAGATGCTTCATATTATCCTACAGATCCCCCAGTAGCATTTAATCCAACTATTACAATTACACCACCAGGCTTTGATGAGGTGGTTTTACCTTTTGTAGTAAATGGAACAAATGTTTATGGTTCTGATGATTTAGGAATAACTGAAGCAGGGTGTAAACAAAATATTCCTGATGGCATATATTGCCTAGAATATACTATAGAGATAAATGAGTTAATTCCACCAACTACTATATCAGTAAAGAAAACAATATTACGTACTGCTAACTTACAGGAAAAGTTTAATGAAGCTTTTTTAAAGTTAGATCTTATGCAATGTGATGGCGAACTAGCAAAACAAACAAGTGTAAACCTTAATACGATTAATTTCTTTATTCAAGGTGCTATAGCTGCTGCTAACAACTGTGCAGACAAAGAAGCTATGCGTTTATACGATCAAGCAAATAAGATGTTACATCACCTTAACAAGTGTGGATGTGGATGTCAAGGGACTAACTATTTAGTAAACTTTAGATAATATGGCTCAGTGTGCAAATTGTGGGGCAAAAGTAGGGTGTGGGTGCCAATTAACAAATGGCTTATGCACTTACTGTAACGGTTCCAAAAAATAAAAAATAGTATGTTAGAAAGTAAGTTTACAAATTGTGAGAATTGTGGCGACATAGCAGATCTACTTAAAAGGATAGATTGCAAACTTGCAGAGTTGAGTTATAATATGTACAACAATGTTGTATTCATGTTAAACGCCTGTGTACCTAGTTATGAACTTACTCAACTATTAGCATACAGAGATATTCTTATAAACAAACAGAATAATCCAGATTACGCAGAACATTTTTCTGTAGAAGATATTGCTGGTAAAGTTATTAGATTAACTGCAGGATGCGAATTAAGATGTCCTAAAGTAAATCAAGTATGTATACCAACTACTACCAGTACAACAACAATAAGTTGTGCAATTACAAGTGGGGAAATAACATGTGTTATTCCTACTTAACAATAATTAATAATAAAATTAAAAAATATGCCTTGTCAAAATTGTTTTAATGGATGTGTAGAGATTACATCAGATAAATGTGTTAGATACACAGGTGAAGACTTTCCTATATTAGGAATAAGTACTGGGGATACACTACTTAGTGTTGAGGAGAAGATACTTAACTTCTTACTCTCTATATCTACTGGTGGAACTATTTTTCCTGTAATTTCACAAGAGAACGTTTGTAATCTAATACAAGATAACTTACCAGCAGTAGGTCCTTATAATTTAGATGATTATCTAAATACATTAATTAAAGTTGCATGTAGTTTAGATTCTAGAATTACAATTCTTGAAACACAAAATCCAAATACACCTTATGAATTAAATTGTTTATTTTCTGCTACTATAGACAGTAGTGATACACATGCAGTATTACAGCTTGTAATAGATAAATTATGTGCAACTTCTGAAGGCTTAGCTACTTTTGAAGCTTTAGTAGATTCAACATATGTAAAAATAACAGATGTAAATACTTACATAGCAAATTACTTAGCAACAGACCCTAGTCAACAACTAGTAAGCAACTCTATGACACCTTTTTCAATTACTGGATATGCAGGTCCACTTAGCAACTTTGATGCTTCTGGAGCTGGTATAGGGGACTGGAATAGAATATTTTTATGTAACGGTTTTAATGGTACTCCTGATTTAAGAGGGAGAGTATTAGTTGGTACTACTTCAGGAATGGGTGGGGCAGGACTTAACAATGCAGTAAAGCCAGGAATTAATGGTAATCCAGGATATAATTTAAATGAATCTAAGGGATCGAATCAAGTAATTTTAAATGAGTCTGAGCTTCCTTCTCATACACACACTGCTTCAACAAACCCTGTACCAAATCATGTACATGGATTTGAAAATCCTGTTCCATCAATCTCTTCTGGTCTTGGATCAGCACAAAGACTTACCACTACTAGTGATATTAACTCTCTTGATATTACAGAAACTGAGCCTGCTGGAACACATTCGCACGGTGTTATAGTTAATTCAACAGGTGGTAATCAAGGACACCCTAACTATCAACCAGGAACAGGAGTTTATTATATAATTCATATTCCAGTATGATAGGATGTAACAAGGATGCATTTTTACCTGTAAATCCTAAATGCGAGAAAGTTGTTTTAAATTGGCCTTGTGGGTGTCAAACTATGTATATTAGAGGTGAGACACCACCGAGTAATTGTTCATGTAAAAAATAATAATAAAATGTCATCATTCGTAGAAAAATATAAAAAGTGGTTAGCTGTAATTTTAGGCCACATTTGTTTACTAATTGGTTTATATGCTCCAGCATTATCAGCGTTATTAATAACAGATGATAATATGCACTGGGGATTAAACAATACAGTGTTTACTGGATTAGGAATTATTTTTTTATGGGGTGAGATAATTGCATTTGCAAAAATTGTTCAAAATACACTAGGTAATCTAGGTAACAAAAAAAAATAATAAACATGTACTATAAAATAGAACTAGCATTAATTTCACTTATGATAATGGCAGGAAACGAATTACTAGCTACATTAGTAGCCCTAATAACAATTGTATACTACGGATCAATGTTGAAAGTCAATGTTGTAAATAAAGTTTATGATGGGAGCTGGATAAAATATTTTAAATCTTTTTTCTGTAAGTACAAGACAAAGAATCTAAAAAAATGACAGTAGAAATAACATTAACAACAGCGGGAACAGATACTTCTTTATTTGATATTTATTCAGATAGTGATAGTTTTCTAACTCCTATAAGTTCAAATATACCTGTAGCTTTTTTATTACAAGGAACTGAGATTACTGTTCCTGATAATGCTACAGAGGTGAGAGTTCAAGCTCTTGGAGATTGCGTTAATTATATAGATATACAACTAGCATAAAACAAAAGCATATGCAACCAGAAATACAGATATCATTAGTCATACCAGCAGGTTCTTCAGTGGGACCATTTGATTTATATTCAGATGTAGATGGGTATGCAGTACCTTTTGAAACAGGAATCCTTGCTTCTGAATTTGTAGCACCTGGATACATAACTACACCTCCTGTTGGAACAGACTATGTAAGAGTTCAATCTAGTGGATCATGTAAGACATTTATAGAATTAAAAAACATATGTCAACCAACAACCACTACAACAACTAGTTCTAGTACAAGTACAAGTACAACAACAAGTACTACTACTATACCCCCTACTACTACCACTACTACTACAGTTCCACCAACTACCACAACAACAACCAGTAGCAGTAGCAGTACAACCACAACAACAACCACAATACCTCCAACTACCACAACTACTACCACAAACCCATTAGGAATACTTAAATGGTCACTTCAAACTAACACTCCTTCAGAACTTGGTATACTTGATCTTTCAATAACTGTTGATGGTGTCCCAACTGTAAGTAGCACAATAAGTCAATTTGATAATTTTGAGGCTGGTCAAATAATTGTAAGTGTTGGATCAATTGTAAATGCAACATTAACTAACCAAAGATCAGGAACTTGGGAGTTTTCAAACAAAATGGCATTAAATAATGTATGGTATCAACCAAATGATATTTGTCCAAGTTGTGTAGACGAATTAATAACTCCAATGACAACACCTTACACTATGGAAGGTGGTACACAAGAGTTTTATTTTATTAACTCTGTATCAGCTGCTGTTACTCCTGGACTATTCTTTTCAGCTACAGCTGTTCAAGCAAGTTGTTCAAACTTCTGTCAAAACAATTTTACTATAGCTAAATCAGTAACTACACTTAGTGGTAATACATTTATTAATTTAGCAGTGGGAGATGTAATAAGTGGAGCTATTAATGTTGCAGGATGGTATGCTTATGCAAACACTAGTACAACTACTCAATCAGGAGCTTCATTTAGAGTATTCCAACTTGATGGTGTAACTAATCAAGTTCAAGCAATAAGTGATTGTAACCCAAACACTACATGTAACCCTTTATAGTATGACAGGAATAATAAAAATATTAATCATAGGAGCAGATGCTAATAACTTTTTGTTATTTTCAGATGTAGATAATTATACATCAGCATTTGAAACTAATGTTTCTAGACAACAATTAATAGATGGATTTCCAAGTGATAATATACCAGATGGTACTACTATCATAAGAGCTTTGTCTACAACAGCGTTGTGTGATGTGTCAATTGACATACCTGTAAATATTCCAGCTTTACTTTTACAAACAGAAGATCCCATAGAACAACAAAATACTAACTTTATAGAAATACAATAATGGCAATAGGAGATAAGTTAACAGAATTAGACCCAATATTATCAAATGACTTAAGTGATGTTGATCCTTTATATATAGTAGATGTATCTTCAGATAAATCTAAAAAAGTACTTTTAAGTGAGTTATTTACTTGGGTAAGCAATAAAATTAATAATCAGCCACCTTTTTTACTAACAGCTTTATCAGGAGGTTCTTCATCTTACTCTGATGATAAAAATATTATTTACTTAAGTTGGTCAGGTGGTTCTGGAACATATGATTTAACATTACCATCAGCTACAGACACTCCATATAGAAACATACAAATAATATCAGATGGTACATTAGCTGCTAACGATAAAGTTCATGTATTGGCACCTGTTGGAGAGCGTATAGATGGAGCTATAAATCCTGGATTTTATACATTAAATAAACCATTTAATGGTGTTACTGTTTGGTCAGACGGAACTCAATGGGTAGTAATACAGGCAAAGGCTACTTAATATAAACTATATTTAAAACCTTGTTTTGTTGGTTTACAAGGTTTTTCTCCTGAGGGCTAGTCCCTTGGGAGTTTTTATTTCTAACATAGTTAATTATAAATAAAAGTAGCTATAGTCAATTTTATTGAGATATGCAAAATAATTTTTATATCTTTACGATATTTGTAATTTTTAAACCATGATAAACGATCCACAGCTACTACTTAAGTTAAAGAATTTATTACATTGGAAAAAGAGTAAAAAGTTTTATGCTGAAAAACTAAACATTACTGAACAAGAAGTTATTGATTTAATTAAAGAGATACGAGATAAAGGAGAAGGTGATGGTGATCAGTTTTTATCAAAAGCAAATTCAGGAAAAGGATATAATGAAGTTGTAAAAAAAGTTAATGTAGAAAAAGGTACAGTTGAAAGTACAGTTACTTCTGATTATGAACCTAAGGACCATATAGAATTAGCAAAGCTTCATAAGATAAATCTAGAAGAATATATAATTACAAACTATTGGTCTAAGATGTTACCAAGTGGTAAGTTTACATCTTCTATATTCTCAAAAAGAAAAGGCCCATCAGATTATACAGCTGAAGACTTTTCAATATTTCTAAAAAACTTCGTACCTAAGAAGATAGAAATAAACAAAACTAAATTAGAGTCAGGTAAGGATACAATAGATGTAGAGCTTTCTATTTCTGATTTCCACTTGGCCAAAAGATACATTGAAGGAAACAATGATATAGGTAAACGTGTTAAGTTATTTCACGACATGACTGAAGACTTAATGGTTAAAACCTCAAAGGTCTATAATATAGATACAGTTGTATTTCCAATATCAAATGATTTCTTCCATACAGATAACTATCAGAACCAAACTACACAAGGAACTCCACAAGATACTATTATGGAGTATGATTCAGAATATGAACTAGGCTTTGCAATGCTTATAGACTCTATTAATATTCAAAGAACATATTCTAATAAGGTGATTGTTGTACTTGTTCCAGGTAATCATGATAAAACTAAATCATTCTATTTAGCACATGCTTTAGATATTTACTTTTCAGATGATAAAGATGTAGAGTTTATAAGAGATAGTTCTCCAGTAAAAGCATTAACTTTAGGAAACACATTTATTGGTTACCATCATGGAAATTGTAAAATAGAATCTTTACCATTACTATTTGCAACTCACTCAGTTTGGGGAAAGATGTTTGGAAACTCTAAATACCAAGAAGTTCATACAGGTGATAAGCATCACTATATGGCTAAAGAAGTAAAAGGTTGTAGAATACAACAGATGCCTAGTTTATCAGATGCTGATAGATGGCATAGAGATAGTGGATATGTACACTCTATACGAGCTGCACTGCTTTTAGGATATGACAAAGAGCAAGGTAAAGTTTGTGAATTTGAAAAAAGAATATAATTATGTCAACACTTAGGAAATTAGTTTCAGATGTAAGATCAACACACAAGATCTTATCTACTGATGCACGAATAACTGACAGAGCAATAGCCTCTGAAGTTAAAAATAATGCAATAACTTTAATTAAAAGAGAAACTAATTTAAGAAGGTTATGGGCTAGTGATACTTTATTTACCACTATTCCTTGTTTAGAAATGATAGAAGTTCCTATCTCTGAGTGTTGTGACTATGTTGATCCTTGTACAGTGGCAAGATCAAAACATAAGATTCCTAAAGTGTCTGAAGGTAATTATCAGTACGTAATACAAGGTGTTTATTCAATAAACGCTATGGGAGGAAATGGTACTAAAATAAAAGAAATTACTATAAATAGATATTTAAACTTATTAAAGCTTCCTATCATAAAAAAAGAAAGCTATTTTTGGATATCTAATGGATACTTATATGTGAGCAATCCTTTGTTAATCTCTGTAAGATTTGTAGCATTTCTTGAAGAAGATGTGCCAAAAGATATAATGTATCCAGATTGTGAATGTGGTACAAGCTACACGCTAGATGAGTACTGTATGAATCCCTTAGACAAACAATCTTTCATTCCTGGATACTTAGAACAACAAACGTTAGCTATGACCTCACAGAAGCTCTTACAGACGTACTTTAATATTAAGTCTGACATGAGTAATGAAGGAATAGACGGACAAGCACCAAACGCACAACCAACAAACTAAAATAAATGCCAAGAGTTGCAGTAGACTGGAGAAGCGCAAGTAAAGATAATTACAAAGACTTTTGTAAGACTCATCCACTTGTAAACTTAACCTTTGAGGAATGGAAAAATATTATATATGAGTTTAATGAACATTTTAAACATCATATTCTAGAGACAGGTGAAAAACATAGATTGCCTTGTGGATTTGGAGAGTTTTCAATAAACAAGAAGAAAAGAAAAAGAATTAAATCTAATGGTGAAAAAGACTTTATAAATTTACCTATTGACTGGAAGAAGACTAGAGAGAAAGGTAAACATATTTATAACTTTAACTATCATACAGAAGGTTACTTCTTTGGTTGGATGTGGTTTAGAGATAGTGCAAGATTTAGACACTCAACATGTTGGTTTTTTAAACCATCAAGAGTAACATCTAGATTACTATCTCATTATGTAACTACTGATAAAAAATACCAACACATGTATAACGAATGGACTAAAAGATTTTAGAAATGTCATATTATCATAAATATAATTTTGTATCACCAGAACCCATCTATGCTACAGTAAAAGAAGAACTTAAGAGTTACTTTGATACAGGAGCAGTAGATGATTTATTGTTTCCAACATATTTGAACAAATGTTTAAATAAGCTAGGTAAAACAAGTTACAAAATAGATGAGCAAGTTTTATTTGTAGAGGATTTTCAAGCAAGGTTACCAGATAACTTTCATGCTGTTAGAGAGGCTTGGATGTGTGCTGAGGTTCCAGGTAACCCTTACCCCTCTGCAACATCTTTCTATTCTCAAGCTGCAAATGCAACAACCATTCAAATATCACCTTTAACTATTGGTGGTACACCTTGTGATAATTCTGCATGTCAACATCCATCTTGTGATGGTACGTGTATGCCTGAGCTTGTTCAAGCTGTATACAAAACAAACAATGAGATTGCAAGATCTTACAGGTATGATTACTTACTTAGACCAGGTAATATATCTGCAAGAGAACAATGTGATGTAAATTATAGAAGTGATTGGAATAACTTTGCACCTCCTGTACGTGAGTTTACTCCTGGTTCATCAAGCTATGATAGCTTCGATATTAGAGACAATAAGTTTGTAACCAACTTTAGACATGCTGTGATCAA